TCAACTGCATAAACAGTAGATTGAATATCAGAAGTAGAAGCTTTTGACTTTGTTCCTAGCGGTCTGCCAGGTATAGAGTTCTTTGGTTTCGCCGTTGGAGTTCTAGAAAGTTTATTAACTGGCTTTCCAGCGGCAACAGGAGCAGCTGGCTCTGGTGCGTTTGGATCTTCAGTCATTGGAACGCCGCCAACAAGAGGATTGTAGTATCCTTTCTTTCTTTCTTCTACGAGTTTGTCTTGAGCTGGACTTAATTCTTCCGAAGAAGGCAATTTGCCGTTAGCCATAGCTTCAATACCTTGTTCTGGAGTGATAATCGACAGTTCCATCAAACGGCTAACTGTGCGCATATATTGAATCTCGTCTTTAAGATCAATTTGTTTAAATTTAGCAGTAGGATAAGCTTTAAATCCCAAATCTTTTGAGATGCGAATGATTTCTGGTTGAAGAATGTCGTTCAAGAAACAGTTGCGCGATTCTTTAAGGCGCTCCATGAAGAAACCAATCTTCGCGGTCTGACCGTTGTACTTGTCGTCGCCAACAAGAACGTTCATTAAGCCTTCTTTAATATCTTGATTAAGAATCTTGTATTTTTCTTCGCCAACAACTTTCTTTAAGTCAGGAATAATGAATTCAGCTTTTGTTGTATGGTCAGAAACGAGAACTCTGCCAACGCTCTCGTTCATAAACAACGATTGCATTGCCGCCATATTTGCTGGATTGATGCCGCCCTCATCAGGAGGCGCGCCCATAGTGATGAGTAGCAATACGTTTTCTACTGTGCGAGAAATAGCTTGGTCAATATGCTTTAATTCCAGTTTCGCATTAACATCTTCCATGATCGGAAAGGTAAACGGAATTGCAAACGGCTCGTAGTCTTGTTTCTTATAGAAAGAGTATAGCAAAAATGATGGATCAAGTTTAATCTTTAATCCATCTCTAAAATAAGCTTTGTCTTTAACCTTCTTCTGCATATCAGCAGGAAGAGCTTTAAACAATTCTCTATCTGCGTCGTCTTTTGGATTTCTGAGTCTCTCTAACTCGTATTCAGAAAGAAGTTTTTCGTAAATCGCTTCTGAAAATGAAGCGGAAACTTTAGCAACGATTTCGTAAGGATTAATTAAGATGTAGCGAAGAGGAATCTTGTTATTGACGACTCCGTTTTCGCTTAAACCAGACAAAAGTTTAAAATCTTCTGCTTTAAATTTTCCGTCGATACGGTAATAGAAGATGTTTCCGCTGCGATAGTATTCGCGGAAGTATTGGTCTTTCAATTTCCATAGTTTGATCTTCTCAAACCACTTAGTAAAGAATTCTCTACTACGCGCAGTGCCGCCTTCAAGATAAATCTCTGTATTAGCGAACTCTGTGGCAATGTCGATTGTGTTTCTAACTAAAGCGACGTTTGCGTAAGCCTTTTGGCAAAGCAAAATAGCATCACGAATGTCAACACCGTCTTTAGAGAACTGATAAGGAAGCATTCCTTGACTCAAAAGAGCATAGCGGCGAATGTTGTGATCAGTTCCGTTTCTTGGAATCTTTGTGCTCTGCGCTGTGTCGGTAGCTCCTTGAACTGGACGGCTATAAGAAGCTTTGGCAACTTCTGTGAAGTAAGATTCTCCTAAAAGCTTTGGTTCGTAGTTGTTATGAACAGGAAGCGAGCTGCTTTCTGGCTTGTTGAACTTGCTCCAATAGTCCGACTTCTTGTTATATGAACGCGACATATGATTATATAGTAAAAGTTACACTAAAAGTATCAAAAGTACTTTTATGACTTTCATTTTACCTCACGAAGAACGGAGTAAAAGTTTGCGGCTGTTGTTCTGGACAATCCATCATATCAAAATAGATTTTCATCATCCAGTTGCCTAATACTAAGCAAGAGTATGAGTCTTTACGGGTTTTTTCTGCTCCACTTTGTCTTTTTAGTTCTGGCGGCAAGTCAAAACTCTGATGTCCATTAGCTGTTGTTGTTGGAATGATTAAGGAACATTGCGCTTTAACCAATTCGATCAAATCAGATTGATGATCAACGAAATCGACCATCTTTGCATCGTTCGTTTGATTATCTTCTTGATCACGGAAGAATTTAATCGTTTTAATTGGAATGGTCTTGTTCTTTTGAGCTGTGAAATCGTTATCAACAGCTTCTGCGGCGAACAGCATCTTTCTATGATCGAAGTTAGATTGCAATAACTCGTTAGCGTAGCGAATCCAAGAGCTTGTTGGAACTCTAAGGTAACAAATGCGAGTGTCTTTTAAATTATACGCTCTTCTTGCTCTACGAATTTCGTCTTGATACTTTTCAGGCGAATCAAAATCAGCTTCAAACATTTTAATTTCGATTTTAGCGTTTTTAAATACTTCGCTTTCGTTTGCGGCATTAATAAACTGCACGCCGCCGTTATAGTCTCCGCACATTCCAACGATGTTGAAGTTATTCATCAAGTAAGCTAAATAGTCGATGTGCTTTTTAAGATTAGTTCCTGATACAGCGTAATTATGAACGAGAATTCCTTTGCGATTAGGAACATCGAGCTTAATAAGGTTCATGGCAAAGTCGTCAGACGATTCATTCTCTGCCCACGAAGGATCGAAGCTTAAAATATAATCAGAACCTTTCTGACCAGCCACTTCAATAGCCTGTCCTTCAAGCGGCTTGATTGTGCATTCGTGCATCTTGCTTAGTTTAAAGTAACCAGAAGAATCGTCCATGAATCTAGAACCGAATTCTCTTTGGAACTGTGATTCAGACATAGTTGACTTGGCTTGAGTCAGCAAACTTTCATCGTAAAGACCATGAGGAGCTACATCATAAGCGAAATGCAAGATAGCTCTAGTCGAATTACCTTTTCCATCCTTTTCCGGAAACTTGATAAGCGATTCATATTGCTTATACAACTTATACATATACTCAAACTGATAAGACGCAGAAGACAGTACAATAATTTTATTATTCGGCCATCTAAAACGCTCTTCTTCAGTCATATCTCCTCTAGCGATCAACTGAGTCTCCAAATCATATACTTCTTTTCTCTCTGTTGGATTTTGCACAACAGAAAGGAACGGAATAATAACTTCGTTAAAGATTCTTTCGGGCATCAACAAGAACTCGTCAATCATCATACGGTGAAAGCGAAAACCACGAAGCTTTTCGCCGTCACCAAGTGGTAAGCAGGTAATTTTGCTGCGGCCAAACTCCATTGTCCATTCGTCCGAACTCTTAGATACCTTTGTGATAGCTTGCTTTAAGAAAATAGCATTTGGCTTGTCCGCGATTTCCTCAATCTTGCGGAAAATCATCTTTGCTTGACGAAATGTTTTACTTACAATGCCAATGTGAACTCCTTGATTTAAGATAGCGTCTAATGCCGCAAACACAGCGCAAGTGAAGCTCTTAGAAAGACCACGGCTCCATACCATCATGGAGTAATCTGTTTCAAACATCGTTTTAATTGCGAGATGCTGAAACGGAAACGGTTTTACGCCGCAAATAATCTCAGAAGCGAACGAAATGTTGCTGCGCAGAAATTTATATAGAAGAATCTTAGCTTCGCGCTCTTCTAGATAACCTTCTTTCTTTAAAATCTCTTCGTTTACTTTATTGCTATTGTAAATGCTTTTTCTTTTTTGGTCGCCAACGATCCAAGCCATGATTGATCCTTTTCTATGAAGTATTGAATGTCTGTTTCCCAAAGTTTTGGGCCGCAAACGAGAAGTTTAGGTATTAACGCTACGCTATTTTTTCTGCTGCCAGAAAAAACGAATTGACAGTTCTTGTGGAACTCTTGTTGTAACAAACGCATATTGTGATATACGAATTTTAAGTTGGATTTATGTGAGGTGAAGTCGTTATTGTTCTTGATCTGATCAAAACTAGATTCCACTACAATAAACAAGAAACAATCCATAGATTTGCATCTCTCGATCTCTCTTTTAAATCTGTCAAAGTTTTCTCCAACTAAAGTGCTCTTAAAATCACCTTCTGATTTTCTATCAACAAATGTTTTAGAATAATTTTGCCCACCAGCAGTATAGTCTCCAAAATCTAGCTTAACTTCTCTCTGATTCTGAAACTGCAATGGCTGCTGCTCTCTTGTATCAATGAATATATTAACGTTAGAGTAGTCAGAGTAAAAATCTTTGTGGATATTCTTTGTGAACATTGGCTTTATGCCAATCTCAGAACAAACTGCCGAGTAAGAACCGTAATGCTTCTTGAAACAGTCGATACTTGGCAGTTCGCTTGTCTCAATTTCGATATGACTAGGCGCAACAACTAATTCTTTGTTAGCTACTCGCCTTTCAAGCAGTTGTTTGA